AGCACCTGAAAAGAATGTTTTACCTGCTGCGTCACTTTTACCCATATATAATCCACCAACGAACTTATCTGTTCCGTCAGTTTTGATATCTAAGTCTGTAGCTGCAGTTTCTATAACAAAAGTAAAAGTAGCACCTAAGTTATTTGACTGATTAGGATCATCATCTCTACCAGGAGCAGTAGCTACTATACTAGGTAGAGTAAACTTACCGTCAGCGTCATTACAAGTAAGAACCTTACCTGAGTGTGCGTCTACTGTTAAAGATGTGTCTGCAGTTAAACTAACTACGTTAGCATTACCTGCTGAAATAAAACCAGCTAAAGATTTAACTGGTCCTGAAAATGTCGATTTTGCCATATTAAGTCTCCTTAATTTATCTATCGTCTTGGCTTGTCTGCTAGGTCAGTCGATAGATCGTTAATATTCCTAGAATTTAATTCTAACTTAATTACCCCCAAAAAGAAAGGGAGCCGAAGCTCCCTAACTTAACGTTTATAATAAACGTCACCCCAAACATTATGCTCCTGGTGAGCCGTAAATGCCTCTCCAATCACTAAATCCGAAAGAATATCTTTCTCTAGCTTTGTATCTGACATTTCCGGTCTCGAAGTCTCCTTCCATACCAGTTGACATTGGCGACCTTACGAAGTGTTTTAACCCGTTAGGAGCGTCAGTCTTAATGAAGAAAGCATCAGTATCTGTAAGATAATGATTTACAACGTAACCTTCTGGGAACATACCCATGTTTTTCATTGCGTTGATGTCATTATCAGAAGTATTAACTCTTCCTGGAGATTGTAATATTCTCTCAGCCACAAACTGTAGTTGTGGTGGAATAATTAATTTTCTTGCTTGTACATTTACTTTCAAGCCTCTTTCATCTTTGTAAGCTGAAATATCAATTAAAGCATTTTCTAATGAAGTTTCATTCAAGTCAGCTGCAGTGCTTGGCTCATTCGCCTGATCTCCACCTGTTAAAGATGGGTGGTCAGTTGTCATGAGTGGTTTACCGTCGCCTCCTGGGAAGGAGGTTGAGAAACCATTATTAAGTACATTTGCTGCTTTCACTTGCTTAGTGTTAGCCATTGATCTAGCCAAAGCTCTTGTGTATCTTGAAGAAAGACTATCATAAAGATTATCTTCAATAGCCTCTTCTGTTAACGCAAACGCTAAAGCTACAGTCTCGTGGCTGTATCTAGCTGTGAAAGTTTCTTGAGCTGTGTCATAAGATACCGCAGCACCCTCACCTTTTACAGGAGCTTGCCCGAAACCTGATAACATAACTTCTTCTTCAAACGCTCTATCTGAATTTTCAGTATCAAAAATTTCAGCATGTTCGTTCTCGTATCTATCGTACTCAAGACCAAAAAGTGCATTTAGTCCTGGTTCGAGTTCTTTTACTAATTGAGCTCTATTAATTGCCATCTATATCACCTTTTAGTCGTTACCGAAAGTAGAAGCTGGGAATATGAAATAACCTCTAGCGTATTGACCAATGGAGTTTCCTGGAGTATCCACGAAAGCAACCTGTTTAGCAATACCACTATTAGTTGTAGTAGTCACACCTTCTTTAGAACGGTTGTTGTTAGTATCACCTGCAGTTGTAGAGATAGTATGAACTTTACCTACATCGGCTTGAGTTGGAGTACCTGTGTACTGTGCCTCATAAACAATGTTAGGGTCAGAATATACTAGAGCTTTAGCATCTGCAGAACCTAGCGTACTTGTGGCGCTTGGCCATTTTCGTGAGAAAATGATTTCACCATCTGTCGCTGTATATTCTACACCATAAAATACGCCTAGCGGTGCGTCTGTCGCCCCAGCTTGTAATACATATCCACTAGCTAGTTTCACTACATCACCTGAAAAAATATCACCTGTAGCTCCACTTTGGATTGCAAACTCACTAGGTCTAATAGTACCGCCTGACATATGATACGCTGGTGTAAAACCATTTGGATCATTGACGTTAGCCATAATTAATCACCTTTTATAATATAAGTTTAAATACAGCGGATTTAACTTCCATCAAATCCACTACCTTTTCCAAAGGTAACTTGCGTTGATCTATTAGGTTTACTAATAGGCATCGCATCGTTACTTTCTCGCATCAAATTATTGTCTACTGCCTCCATTTGAGCATTAGCCAAGTTGGCATAATAATCTCTTCTTTGTTGAACAGTTTCCATGGGCATTTTAGCGAGTATCAAGCCACCAACTCCTATGACTCCAGCGTGTTTACCATCCTCGATAGTGGGTGCCTCAAACTCTGGATGTTCCTCAGCTCTCACTGGCTCCCATCCCTCACGTATACGTTTTGACATATTCGCTTGGTCTAATTGTCCTACCATTGATTCACGTAACCATCTGTAGACATAACCCTCTGGTGGGTTAGGTGCGTCTAATAATGACGGTGGGCTCCATGGTTTTCTACGAGTATTATTTTCTCGAGTAGATGCAGATCTAGGAGTTCGATCTGATTCAGTAGTGTTATTTTTATCTACCATTTTTTTCTCCTTTACTTAACATGCTTAGCATATTCTTCTAGTGGCACACCTAATCTTTTCGCTATCGCTACTTGACTCGGTGTGAGTTTTACTTTTCTACGTGACCTAGCTCTAGTGGTATTAGCACCTCTGCTTGAACCAGTAACAACTTCGTTCACGTTACCTTGTGAAGTATTTCCTAATTTATGAGGAAACGCTTCTTTTAACCTTTTATCTATTTCTGAATAATATTCATTAGACGTAGGGTCAAAACCTTCTTTCTCAACCAACTCTCTATGAAAAGCAAAAGCTGAAGTAGTCATGGCTATGTCGTCACCAAACCATTCGTTACGACTTGCCCACTCTTGAGCTTTAGGATCAGGTTGTGGAGTTAACGTAGGTTCTGGTAAAGGTTGGGGTCGCCCTTGACCTTGACTTTGAACCTGTTGCTCTACAACTTCCTGCTCATCATTAGTCTGTCGAGACTGTACCCTAGAGAGAGACTCTTGTTCTACGGCATACTTAGCGACTTCTTTTTGAGCTTGTAGCATGGCATCTGTATCACCAGACTCATAAGCTTTTTTATAGTCAGACTCTGCTGCCTTCAACTGAGTTTCTACTCTAGCTGAGTATTCATCATAAAGGTTTTTATCTGTTTTTGAAAGGGTGTTTTTAGTTTTATTTAATTCTTCTTGTATACCTTTAGCGTATTCAACTGCTGCATGTTCTCTTCTTTCAGCTTCTCGAATCTTATAGGTTAGTTTATTTATTCGTTTTTTGACACCGTCACTATAGTCTTCTATTTCTTCGTCAGATGATTCTTGTTTCTTATTTTCTATTGGTTCTTGTTCTATTAAGTTTTCTTCAGTATCATCATCACCTTCTGGTTCAGGTAATTCTACTTCAGTAACCTCTTCGTTCTCTTCAACTTGTTGCATAGCTTCTTCTGCCATGTTTTTTCTCCTTATGTGCGTGATTAATTAAGCTGATTGAATATCTTCAGGATTATCAATAACAGCTAAAATTTCATCATCGTTTAATAAACGCAGTTCGCCACCCTCAATTTTGAGTCTAGCACCTGCATACCTGCCAAATATCACCCAGTCTCTAGGCTTACACCAAGCTCCGTCAGGAAACTTAGATTCATCTTTATAAGCGTCGGGACCAAGCGATACTACAAAACCAACATTAGTAGATATACGTTCTTTTTCTAATGTTGACTCTGCTAATAAAATACCGCCCTTAGTTTTAGCTTTACGGCTAAAAGGTAGGATAAGCATTCTATAACCTGTGGGTTGAGGTAGTTTACTCTGTAACTCCTCATCACTATGTATTTCTTCGGGGGTGAAAGTTTTTTCTTCTACTTGTGCTTCAAGTTTTACGTCCTTGAATCTTTCTACTGTGTCAGGTATAGGTTGACCACCTTTACCAAAACTTGCGACTTCTTTAGTCATATTCTTCTTCCTTTTTGTGCAGGTCTCTAATACTGTGAATCGCAAACGACAGACCTGTTATTTCGCCTACGACTTTTTGATAACTTTCAAAGTTTTGTATATTACCTGCTGCTAAAGAATCTTTTAATTGTTCTTGCCGTTCTTCAAGTAATTTTAATAATTTATCCATTATGCCCAAACTTTAGTTTTAGTACCGCCATTATACTCTACTGCGTGACCTTCGTTAATAAGTTTTTGACAAATATCCTCACCTTCTATTGTGTGTGGTATACCTAGTATTCTGCCGTATTTACCTTTACCTAATGATTTGACTTGCAGTTTAGCACCACATAATTCTTTTAAACGTTCCTTAGCTTTTAAACCTAATGCTTTTTCTGCTAAGTTACGGGTACGTGATTCAGGGGTATCAATACCAGCTAACCTAACTCTTTGTTTAACTAAAGTTACGCTAAACCCTAAATCAATATCAACGTCTATAGTATCACCGTCTATCACCCTTACTAGTGTGCAGTTATAGTAGTAGGGGTCACTCATTAACAGCCCCAGTCTCTACGTGCCCAGTAATTCGCTTTCATTCTATCACTACCTAAACCTTTACTACGTGAGCAGTAAGCTTTTTTACGTTTGGGGTTATTTTTATGCATACCTAAATTAGCATCACCAAAAGTTATTTTTTTAACTTTACCTGTGCTAGGGTTTTTAACAAAAACTACCTTACGTTTTTTACCGTAACCCGTTTCACCTTTACGTAAACCTCTGGGCGTGTTTAGTTTTACAGTTTTACCTTGATACTTAGCCATTATAACATTTTAGTTTTTTTACGCTTGTTCTCCATAACAGCACCACAAGCTCTAGATATAACCCCGCCCATATTCTTTTTAACTGGAGTTTGACTATCTTTAGCCATAGCTTTTTCAATAGCCATGCCTCTAGCTTTTTCATAGGATGATAATCTGCCGTCTCTATTTAGATCAGCTTTACTAGTATTTTTTAACTTACGTTCTTGACTATTATTCATGACTCCACCTCCAGTGGATTTTTTAGTTCTTTTTTTCTTCTTACCTTTACCTAAAAGGTCAGAGTCAGCTTTACGTGCACCACCTTCACCAGTAGCGAAACTTCTTACCCTACCACAGCCCCATGAGTGTGAGCTTTGTCCTGGTCTTGACCCTGAACTAAAGTAAGCCCCTTGACCTCTTTTATAAACTTTATTTAAAGTAGATTCTGATTTACCACTACTTTTAGCGTATTTCTTAACACATGCTGGAGTGGCCATATTATTTTCTCCTTTTTCTTTTTACTTTACGTTTATCTTTAGCTCTTGAGCGTTCTACCGCTTCATAATCTTTTTTAGTCATCTTACCTGACTTATATTTTTTACGAGTACGTAAAATTTCACGTTCTCTAGCTTTAGGGTTTTTAGCCCCTTTTAAATAAGCTTTAGGTACGCCTTTACGACTTTTACTAACTTTAGCAAATTTACGCTTGCGTTTTACCGCAGGCATTACTCCTTACCGCTAGGACAGATATTATAATCTAACCCTTTAGTAGCAGCACCGCCTCCTTTAGCTTTACCCTTACCCATACCGAAGGTCTTTTTAAAAAGTATATCTCCTACGGTTACTGGTTTAGATAAATCTATTTTATTAGCTTTAGGCACTTTTACTTCTTTCATAATAGCTCCTTATTATTTTTTCTTTTTACCACGATTCATTTTTTTCTTTTTGGCTGCTTTACCGCCTCTTTTCATCATAGCTACTTTTTTCTTTTTCATGGTTGAATTACCGCCTCTATTCATAGCTACTCTTTTCTTTTTCATCATCATTCCTGGCATTATTACTCTCCTTTAGTTTGTGTGTCGGATGATCTGACATCTTTTAGTATATCATAGAATTCTTTACGCACATTACCCTCTTCTTTCATTTCAGCTGATTCACGTTGTTGTGCTATTTTCATTTCAGCTATAGCTTCTTGTGACTGTATACGTTGAGCGTCGACTTGAGCTCTTATCATATCACTTTCAGCTCTCTGTTGTATTTCAGCTTCTTTTAATTTTACTATTGGGTCAACTTGTTCTAGTTCTTGTGCTCTAGCTAAAGCTTCCGCTTGACCAGTAACTACTTGTGTAGCTTGAGCTGCAGCAGTAGCTATCTGGTTCATAACTTCTGGTGGCATAGGTCCAGCTGACATATCTGGTAACGGTTGACCTAATACCTGCTCTATTTGTTGTTTATACTTCATAGCTTGGTGTTCTTGTATGTTAGCCTGTATAGAAACCATAGCTCCTTGATTCTGTTGCATCATAGGATTCTGTAAAAAGGCACTATGTGCTTGAATATAGGCATCATGATTTTGAAACTCAAAAGCTTGTATAGGTTGATTAGTCAATACTGCTTGTTGTTCACTTATAGGGTCACGTGGAGGTACTTCACTAGGCGGAGGTAGTATCAATTCTATGTTTTTAACCTCTAAAGCCTCATACATACGCTTATATGCTTCTCTTAAGTCGTGAATATCGGGTGCAGCTTGTGCCATCTGTAGTTCTTGCTGTGCTAACATCACTCTTTGTGCCATACTAAAGATATTAGGGTCACTAACGGGTAAAATATCTATTTTATTGTCAAAATCAGTAGCTTTTACCTCTCTAGTAGCTCCTGGTACGTCATATGGGTAAACTGGCGGTAAACTTTTACTAAAAATACCCGCTAAAAGCTTAAATTCCTTCTTTTGTGCGTAATGTAAGCGTTTATGTATAGCTGACATCACTTTTGTACCCCTTTCTAGCATAGCTACGGTAGTTCCTACGGGTAATTGTTGACTACCTATGTCACCAACCTGCATATCTGCGATAGAAGCGAACCTTCTACCTGAATCTATCAGTACACCTAGTAGTTGGCTGAGTACACTACTCGGTTCTTTATAAGGTAAAGGCATTAATGCGTCCCTAATCACCCCTCCTGGTACATCAACGTCTCTAAATTCACCTGGACGGAGTGGTTCATCCTCACCTTGTACTCTCATACCCCTAGCTTTAAAGCCTGCGGGTAAATTACTAAGAGTTCCGGCGTCTACTAGCTGACGTAATATAGAAGTAGCTGACTTAGTTAGCCCACCTATCATGTGAATTAACCCGAAACCGTAAAAACCTAGTCCTGGGAGGAACTTATAATGTACAAAATACTCTTTTTTACGGAATAATTCGTCATCTTCGTTCCAATTACGTCTTATTGAAAGGATTTTACCCTCATCTTCTAGTATAGTTACTACGTAAGGCACACCGAAACCGAACTCATCTATGCCCTCTAGCTCTAAATCAACATGAAACTCTAAAATATTGTACTCATCATAGTCGTTTATAGAAGGAGACATGCCTTGTAGCTCGTCCATTTTCTCTTTAGCTTCGTTGTATTCTATATCTGCACTAGGGTCAGTGACTTCTATGTTTAAATAAGTACCGTTTAGTTGTGATTTTTTTAAATCATTGCCTGTCATACTTATAACGTGGGTAAAACGGGGGCTACTTTCAAGGTCTGTGGTTTCATAAGAGACTACTAAGTCTTCAGCTTTTACTAAACGGCTTGTAGGTCTACCTAATAAATTATCGTAATAAACTTTTTTAAATGCACTACCCGCTAACGGTAGATAAAATAATAAACTGTCCATCTCTGGGTCGTACTCTTTCATGACCTCAGTTATTTGATAGTTCATA